GAGTTTGATTCTGAGGATTTGGCTACCGTGTTACTGCTGGCGAGAAAGCAACAACAACGTGGCAGTTGAAAGCACCATTCAGATTTACGGCATCAAGGCGGCTCTAAAAGAGCTGAACACCATTGATGCCAAGTTGCGTCGTGAAGTGACCAAGGATTACAAGCAGATTGTGTCGAGTGTCGTGGCTGATGCCAAAGCGGCTATGCCTAGCCAAGCACCGTTGAGTGGTATGAATCGTGGCTGGAAAACCAAATCTGGCTTTGAGATTATTCCTAAAGATGGTTGGTCAACGGCTGCTGCACAAAAGATGTTGGCAGCCAAAATCAATACTAAAAAGGTCAAAGAGTTTCGTGGCACCAAAGTCAATGTCGGCACGTTCCGCATTGTGTGGACTGGCACGGCTAACACCATTTTTGACATTGCTGGACGTAAATCAAGTGGCACGTTTGTAGATCGGCTAAATGCCCGGTATGGGCGCGCTTCTCGAGTGTTGTGGCCTTCGTACGAAAAGAACCAATCGCAGGTTGAGCAGGAGATGATTGCGTTGTGTGAGCGTGTTATGCGTGAGGTCAATCGCAATCTCGTCATGGCTCCACAAAGTTCGTAGGATGTAGCAATGGCTGTAAACATTCCCATTATTTCCGAGTTTGATAGCAAGGGAATCAAGAGCGCCATCAATGAGTTCAAGAGTCTTGAAGGCGCTGGCGCGAAAGCCCAGTTTGCCCTCAAGAACGCTGCCATCCCGGCAGCTGCGGCTATCGGTGGGCTGGCTGTCGTCATCGGTGACGCAACCAAAGCCGCTATTGAGGACGCAAAAGCACAAGCGCTGCTCGCCCAGGCCATTACAAATAACACGCTGGCTGGGGAAGCCAACATCAAGGTCGCTGAAGCGTTTATTGAATCCACGATGATGTCGGCGGCGGTGGCTGACGATGAGCTACGTCCAGCCCTCGCCTCGCTTGTCCAGGTGACCGGCGAAATGACTTCGGCACAGGATGGCCTGACACTGGCCCTCGACGTTGCTGCAGCCACTGGCGTTGATTTGGGCACGGCTACGGATGCCATTGCTAAGGCGTACGGTGGCAACACTAAGGCGCTGGGCACGTTGCTGCCCTCGGTACGCAGCCTCATCAAAGAAGGCGCGTCACTGGACGAGGTGTTTGCGGCTGTGGCTGGTACGGTCGGCGGATCAGCGGCTGTGGCTGCCAACAGCGCTGAAGGTCAAATGAAACGCTTGTCGCTGACCATTGGGGAAACCAAGGAATCTATTGGTGCAGCATTCCTGCCGATCCTCGAGCGCCTGCTCCCAGTACTGCAACGCTTTGCGCAATACGCACAAAATAACACTGACAAAGTGCTAGCCGTCATGGCTGTGGTCGGCTCCCTTGCCGGGGCAATTCTCGCATTGAACGCAGTCATGAAAGTCATCACCGTGACGCAGTTGGCGTTGAACCTTGCAATGGCTGCTAACCCAATCGGCCTGGTCGTTACGGCTGTAGCGCTGTTGGTCGCTGGCTTTGGTGTGCTGGTCGCCAAGACTGGAAGCGTCAAAAACGCATTCGCCACCATGGGCAACTTCATCATTGGCATTTTTGAGAGCATCGCCAACACCTACGTCAGCATGATAAACCTCGTCATCAAAGGCCTGAACCTGCTGCCCGGTGTCAACATCGGGGAACTGGGTGACATCAATTTGCCACGATTCAACATCAGTAGCGGCGGCACTGCTAGCGCTGCTGCTGGTACAGCGGCTGGCCCTGATCGAGTAGAACGCATGATTCAAGTACCCAGCATTCCGGCTATTGCCCCGGTGACGTTGCCTGCACCATCTGGCGGCGGTGGCGGTGGTAGTCGCGGTGGCGGTGGCGGTCAAATGATTGTGCAACCGTTTGACCCTTCGGTGTATGACCCCAAGAGCCGCTTCTACGAAGTACCAGCCATGCTGGACGCGGCATACGCGCCGAAGCAAAACGTGTACAACATCACGGTCAATGCAGCTGTCGCAGAAGCCAGCCTCGGGCAAACCATTGTGGATGCGCTCACCGATTACACGCGCGTGTCCGGGCCGTTAGAGCTGCAGATTGCGGTGTGATGTGGCTGCATCAGTAGTTCAATCAGGCACCTACCTGCTCGAGCTTGACACAGGCTTCCAAGTTGATGCATTCCGTTTGGACTCATCAGAACTCAACGGCTTAGACGTGCTTGATGGTACGACCACGTATGCCGACATTACCGAGTTCACGACTGGTGTTAGTTACACGCGAGGGCGCCGCAAAACGGATTACCAGTTCGGTGCTGGCACGTTGCAGTTTGTGATGCGTGACGAGACAGGCATCCTCGGGCCGTATGACACCAGCAGCCCCTATTACGACCCAGACAACAATCAGCCTGGACTCGCGCCACTACGCAAAGTACGCCTATCGCGTGACAGCGAGTATCTGTTCGTCGGCTATGTCACTTCCTACGAATACGGCTTTGCCATGGCTGGCCCCAACACGGTGACGGTGCTGTGCGCTGACGATTTCTACCTTTTGGCTCAAACCCAGCTTGATGAATGGAACGTCACGGCTCAAACGTCAGGACAGCGCATTACAAGCGCTCTGGCGCTTCCAGAAGTGTCCTATGGGGGTACGACAGCCATTGACACAGGAACGGTCAACCTGGGGCACGACAGCCACTATACGGTCACGGCAGGCACCAACACACTGGCCTACTTGAACCAAATCAATCAAGCCGAGCAAGGCAGGCTGTTTATTGACCGGGCTGGCGTATTGACGTTCCAGCCACGAATCGGCACGACGCTCAGCGCCCCGATAGTGAGCTTCAACGATGATGGCACCGGGCTGAACTATCAAGATTTGTCGGTGGAGTTTGATGCCGACAACGTGGTCAATCGTGCCTACGTCCGAGCGCTCGATAACAAGGATGCAACAGACTCTGACGCTGGCAGCATCGCCACCTATTTCACGCAATCGGTATCAATCACCAACAGCCTGCTGCACACCCAGGGCGAAATTGACGCGCTCGCTGCCTATCTGCTCGAGCCTGACCCAGAGCCGCGCTACACCAGTATCACCACATGGTTCGGATCACTGACCAACGTGCAGCGTGACGCAATCAGCACAGTGGACATCGGTGACACAATCAGCATTGAAAAGACCATTCCCGGTCTTGGCACACAGCTTGGCGAGGAGCTAGCAGTTGAGGGCATTCAAGGCGTGATTGACTTCAATCGTGGGCATACCATCACGTTTTACACCAGCCCAACCACAATCGTCTATCAGCTCGTTTTGGATGATGCCGTGTACGGACTACTTGACTCTTTGAACGTATTAGGATGAGGTAACCATGGCAACGACTCCATACCCATTTGTTTCGGGTGCTGTGCTGACAGCCAGCCAACTCAATTCGACCTTCAACGTCCCGGTCAATAACCAGACCGCCAGCTACGTGCTGTTGGCTTCGGATGGCGGTAAGCGCGTCGTAATGAACGCGGCAGGCGCAACCACAATTACTGTAAACACAAGTTTGTTTGGTGCTGGTGACAGCGTGTGGATCCACAACATTGGTGCAGGAACGTGCACAATTACTGCTGGTACTGCGACGGTCAATACTTCTGGTTCACTCGCTTTGACGCAATGGGGAGGCGGCTCGCTTTATTTCACGTCGGCGTCAACAGCAATCTTTTTTCCCGCAGGTGCAAGCACAGTTATAGAAGTTGAAGCGCTTGCAGTTGGCGGTGGTGGTGCAGGATACGGAAACGACGGTTCTTACAACGGTGGTGGCGGTGGTGGTGGTCAGACACGCACCACTCAAAGAATTACAACGAAAGGAACGTTGGGCGTAATTGTTGGTGCTGGCGGTTCGGGAACAACTGGAACAGGAACATCTGGAACCGAAAGTCGTTTCTTTGACATACAAGCACCAGCAGGAAGTGTTGGCACAAGCACGACAGGTGGCGCAGGTGGTATTGGCACAACTGCTACTGGTGGCAAAGGTGGCGATGGAACTGACACATCTGCATCAAACGGTGGTAACGGAACGGCAAACGACATTACAGGAACTTCTGTTACTCGTGGCGGCGGCGGTGGTGGTACTCGTGGTAGTGGTGGTTTCGGTTTGGGTGGAACAGGTGGTGGTGGTAACGGCGGTGGCACTGGCGGTGCAGGCGTCAATGGAACTGCCAACACTGGTGGTGGCGGTGGTGCAGGTGATGACGGTCAGCGTGGCGGAAATGGAGGCAGCGGAGTAGTCATTATTCGTTATCTCACCGCAGCCGCATCTGGACTGACGATAACTGGAACTAATGGAACGAGCGCAACTAGCGGTTCATACACTGTTTGGACTTTCACATCTACTGGCGTACTAAGGATTGTGTAGACATGGCTCATTTTGCGCAACTTGACGACAACAATAAAGTGACACAGGTAGTCGTACTTGCTAACGAGTTCATTACTGACGAAAGCGGCAACGAAGTGGAAGCACTTGGCGTTGGCTTCTTGTCGGGACTTATCGGTGGCACTTGGAAACAAACTTCGTACCATGCCAATTTCCGCGGCAAGTACGCAGGCATTGGCGACATTTGGGATGGCACAAACTTTGTCTCACCACAGGAGTCTGAATGAAGTGGGCACCAATGCTCGAGGATTGGTTGAAAGCTTTCGTCGCTGGAAGCGTCGCCGTGCTTATCACAAGCAACTACAACGTCGAAGGCGCGCTAAAAGCAGGGATAGCAGCAGTGCTGCCAATGATCTACGCTTGGGCGAACACTAAAGACACGCGGTACGGACGCAAGTGAAATACCCGGTCAAGCCAGTAGTACTACCTGCTGACCTGCGAGGCGTACAGCCTGGGCGATTGCCTGCCTACCTGCTCAAAACGATTCGGCCTTATGGGCAACTGCATCCTTTGGCGGCTCAGGCGTGGGAGGCTATGCGTAGAGCTGCACACGCTGACGGAATCAGGCCATTCAAGCCCACGAGCGTCGCAGACACGTATAGGAGCCTTGAGACGCAGGAGCGAGGCTTTATGGCTCGATACACCACAGCACCTATCCCAACTACGTCTGTGCGCACGTACAAAGGCCAGAAGTACTACTTGAAGCCCGGCATGGCACCGATGGCAACACCGGGCACATCCATGCACAACCTTGGGCTGGCTGTAGATGTCAGTGATGCCAGCGGTGATCGAGTCAAATGGATGCTCGCTAACGCTGATTGGTACGGCTTCTGTTGGGAGCTGCAATCCGAGCCTTGGCACATCAGGTACTACACAGGGGACAAGGTACCCTTGAAAGTGCAGCAGTTTGTGAGCCTGCATGCCGACCGAGATTTACGTAGCGCTAATTAGCGGTATTGCCATCATCTGCGCAGCTGTCCTGCCAGCCATTCTGATTGAGCGTGCCCGGCGAGAAAATGCTGATGATCACGCATTCGTCCGCAAGATACTTACTAGGGTGGAACACAAGATTGACAACCACCTGGAGGATCACGACAATGGCGTTACGCGACGAAATAGAACCAAGACAAAATAGGTTGCACGACCTAGGCGTTTGGATTGATGCACAGCCAAACGGCGAAGAATGGTACGACCTGATTTACAACTTGGATTACAGCAATCACTCGATAGCCCGGCTATTGACCAAACATGGCTTCAAGTGCGATTGGAACGTTGTCTACCGATTTAGGCGCAAGCATGTCTCTAAGTAACGAGATTGCCGAGGAGCAGACGCTCGAGCAGTTGCGTGAGGCACTGAAGCGTTCTCAGCAGCAGTACGCCAAGCTAAAAGTCAAGAACGACGAGCTAGTGCAGGCTGTGTATCAGGCCGCTAAGGACGCAAGCCTTGGTACGCCACCAGTCAAGGTCAAGCCGCCAACGAAGGACACTCGCAAAGGCAAAGCCGAGGTCGCAGTGATTCACTGCACCGATTGGCAGCTCGGCAAAAAGTCTGTGTCGTACGGGTCGGAAACATGCGGCCAGCGCATAGATCGCTTTGTTGACAAGGCACTGCACATCACTGAGATTCAACGCAAACATCACCCGGTACGCGAAGCGGTGCTGATGCTTGGCGGTGACATGGTTGAAGGCATGGGCATTTTCCCCGGGCAGGCATACGAGGTGGACAGCCACCTATACGAGCAACTGTTCGAGGTGTCCAGGCTGATTGCCAAAACTGTGACAACACTTGCCAGCAACTTTGAGACTGTGCGCGTGGTGTGCGAATACGGCAATCATGGGCGCATTGGTCGGTACGGAGAAATGCCGAAGGGTGACAACGTGGATCGAATCTCGTATGAGATTGCACGCAACAAGGTTGGGCATTTAGTCAAGGATTGGCAGTCATCCGATGCTTGGTATCAGATTGTCAAGATTGGCAACTACACAGCGCTACTTGTGCACGGCGATGAAATCAAAAGCTTTGGTGGCAACACGCCAGCGTTCGGCATTCTGCGCAAGGTCAACGCTTGGGCAGGTGGAGTCATTGAAGATTTCAACGATTGCTACATGGGCCACTGGCACACGCCAATGTCGCTCACCATGAGCAACGGAGGTCGCATCTTTGTGACAGGCTCGCCCGAGTCGCACAACGAATACGCTCGAGAGTTCGTCGCAGCCACAGGCATACCGAGCCAACGGCTGCACTTCGTTGACCCAGACAAAGGCCGGGTAGCGGCGGAGTACGTGGTATGGCTGGACTAGACGGAGCCATCGTCCAGGTGACGTGGCATGACGCTCACAGCCTTGACAACAACGAATGGCACGAACTAGGGGACATTGATGACCAGCCACTGGTATGCGTGTCCGTGGGCATCCTGAAGCGGTACAAGCGTCACTGCGTGCTGATTCAGACCTGCACAGCCGATCAGGGTGCTGACAACGTGCTACTCATACCGTGGGGAATGGTACGAAAAGTAGAGAAACTGAGCATCCCACACAAGCGACGAAAGAGCCGCTAAGGTCAAAACAGGCTTCTGGAGGGGCCTACACATGACACACAACCTGATTACGTACGAAGTCCTCACCGGGCTTTGTCCAGATACAGCGCAACAATTCCACTTGGTAGTGTTCAGGAACGCTGAAGGCGAGGTCGTAAAGGCCCAGCTGCGTTACCGATTCAACGCTGACGAGGATTGGAGCGAGCCATCAAAACTGACCCATCAGCCTCGCATCGACCCGGAACACCCGAGCGTCGCATGAATCCGCTAGCAGTGATCGCCTTGGCTTTGTCCGGGCTATTTGGCGTGACCCTGGCTGTTACGTCCGACCCACAAACCGACACCATCGGGCTGGTGTCCGAGTCCACCGTGTACACGGCTCCCCTTTCGGGCACGGTGGGCTTGGACACCGCTTCAGACGCATCAGGAAGCCCTGAGAGCGTCGTAACAACCATGCCCCCATACACAGGACCCGGCTGCCAAGAATGGGCTGACACAGCCTTACGAGCAGGCTTTGTGCTTGATGACCTATGGCTAGCGCTACAGGTCGCAGAGCTTGAATCAGCCTGTTTGCCTAACGCCATTGGTGACAATGGGCAGAGCTTCGGCTTGATGCAGATTCACACGCCATCATGGTGCCAACCAACCAAATACTGGCCTCGCGGCTACCTGCAAACCAAAGGCATGATCAATGACTGCACCGAACTGTTTGACCCATTGACCAATTTGTGGGTGGCCTGGCACATAGCAACTAACTACGGCTGGGAGAACTGGAGCACGTACGACAATGTTGTGGGCTGATTACTTCTTTGCCGGGGTGTTCACGACATACGTTGTGGGATGCGTGTATTACATTGTCAAAACCACTGAGAGGAAAAAGTGAGCAGCAACATTGACCCGGGCGATGCCGCGTATCGAGCATGGCAACTTACCAAGAACGGTGAGCGCATGGAACAGTACGGTCACCCATTCACGGATTACACGATGGTGCGTCGTATCTTTGGCGTTCTTACTAACTTCAAGCACAACCTGACTGTGCAGGAGGCCATCATGTTTATGGTGGCAGTCAAATTGGCTCGGCTAATGAAAAGCTTGGACAACGAAAAAATGCATGAGGACTCACTGGTTGACGCAATCGGCTACCTCAACTGTTTGCACATGGCTGACGCACGTGATCAGCTGCTTGATGCCCCACTACACGTGGTAGGAGACATGGGTATTTACCGTGACAAGCCCACAGAAGCGTAAAGGCCACGCTGCAGAGCTTGCAGTAGTCAAATGGCTACGAAAGTACGGAATCAAAGCAGACCGTATTCAAGCAGGTACGCACGATGACAAAGGCGATGTCACAGGCTGGCCTGGTGTTGTCATTGAGGTCAAAGACCGTAAAGCACACTCATGGCACGGCTACTTTGAGCAGTTGCGTGCACAAATGACGCACGCCAATGCATACACAGGCGTAATCATTGCCAAACGTCGAGGCATTACGGATGTTGGCGAATGGATGGCAGTAATGCCGGTCAAAGAATGGTTTGAGCTAATGCAACTATTGGAGGAAAAGTGAGTTTCAACCTGGACAACTACGTTGACGTACCAACACGCCTACGCATGGCGTTAGAGAAGTTCCCAGATTTGCGAGTGCAAGAGTCGCAACCCACATTTCGTGAAGTCAACGACAAGCTGTACATCGAGATACGTTGCACGGTGTGGCGAGACAAAGACGATCAACTGCCGTGCATCGCATACTGTTGGGAGCCATTCCCGGGCCGTACGCCATACACCAAAGACTCAGAGCAAATGAATGCCAGCACATCGGCGCTCGGTCGCGCTTTGGGCATGATGGGCTTTGGGATTGACCACAAAATGGCATCCAAGCAAGAGGTCATGGCACGTCAAGAGCAGCCACGTGTGGAAATTGCCCGGTATGACGATGGCGAACCTATCCCAGACCCATTTACAGGCGAGCCACAGACAAACGTCATTCCTATGAAGGCTGGCCCCGGTAAAGCGTCAGAGAAGCAAATTGGCATGATTCGAGTGCTGGCTAAGACCCGAGGCTTTACACCGGGCAGTCAAACAATGCGTGAGATTGGCACAGTGCTGAATCGTGAAGTCGTAAAACTTGACGAACTATCCAAGCAGGAGGCTTCTGCTGTAATAACAGCTTGGAAAAACTAAAGTACGCCAATCACATTGGTGCGTTCAGGCCGCGTGACCTGATGCAGGTGCAAATCCTCGAGGACTCATCATCCCTAGTTCGCCCATCAGAAGGGCAGCTCAGCCCATGCAAACAGATCCATTGCGTGGCGAGTGTGAACCGTGCTTCAACAACGGTCGGGATGGTGCCCGGGGCAGCTCTGCCTAAGTAGCCTTAACACACAACATGATTCAGCAGCAACACAAAACATTCGTAGGCGATTGCTCACTATGCAACGCAAACAACCTTGAAACAGACTTCGATCATCAATTAGTCAACGGCAAACCCGTCTGCCTTCCATGCCAATCAGAGCTGATAGCAACCGAGCAACGCGAGGGCGCTAGGACAAGCGAAGCGCGTCAGCCAAACCACAATGCCTAAGCGCACATCCAATACCGCATACCTTAAAGCACGCCGCGAACTCCTGGCGGATAAACCCCGGTGCCACTGGTGCAAGAAACGCCAGGCCACCGAAGCAGACCATCTGATTGAGCACGACAGAGGCGGAACCGACACACCCGACAACTTGGTTCCCTCATGCAAGCCATGCAACGCACGACGCGGAGCCAACTACAAAGCAGCCAAAGGTCGAGCACGTCAAGCCGCACGCCCAGGCAACCAAACCCAAACACGCTCCCAAAATCGGAAACCAAAAAAAACACGCAAGGATTTTTTGGATCAACATCAGCTCCTGCCCCCGCGCCCATCTCTCTCTTTATCGCAAGGAAAGGTCATTGAACGGAAAGGAAAAGGTCATGACTTGCCACGAATTGAAACGGTCATCACTGATGCAGCCGGGAGTTACGGCCCCGAAGTTGCAGATTGGGCTGAGCGTATTCTCGGAGTGGAACTCATGCCCTGGCAACGGCATGTTCTCAACGGTCAGCTTGCCGTGGATGCCGAAGGGCAGTTTCTTAACCACGTATCGCTTGTGTCCGTCGCCAGACAAAACGGAAAGACCGTAGCGCTTAAAGCGCTGCTGGGGTGGTGGCTGACGCAGCACGCTACGCAGGTCGGCCCTCAAACCATCCTCACTACAGCTCACAGACTTGATCTAGCGACAGCCTTATTTCAAGACCTTGCCCCGGTGATCGAAGCCAAGTTCGGTGTAAAGGCTGTGTGGGCTTATGGTCGTAACAGCATCAAGGTTGGTGATTCGCGTTGGTATGTCAAAGCAGCTAGGCCATCAAGCGGTCACGGTATGAGCGTTGACCTCATTATTGCCGACGAAGTGTTTGGCATTGATTCCGAAACCCTTGACATTGGCTTGCTGCCGACTCAGCGCGCCAGACCAAACCCACTGTGCTCGATGTGGTCAACGGCAGGCACCGAGGACTCCATAGCGATGCTGCGCTGGCGTGAGCAGGGCATACGTGCCATTGACT